GGCATCTGCATTCCGGCAGCACGGCCACGGCGAGTGTAGAAAGCCTTGATGGGCGACATGGCAGCTTTGAAGTTTGCTTCGGTGGCTTCGGTCTTGCCCTGAAGCATCTCCATGAGCTTGTTCGCAGCGGCCACGGGAGCCTTCCAGTAGGCCCATCCGTCGCTATGGGTGTCTACTTCCTCTTTGAAGGCGGCGAGGAACTGTGCGGCCTTATTGAGCACGGGATGACCGGCGTAGCGTTGCTGTGCCAGCATGATGTCGTAATCGTTCATGTAGTTCATGGGAATCTCCTAATTTGGAATTGGATCGTGCCCGCCGCAGTGGAATGGATTGCAACGAGCGATTCTTCGGACGGCCAGCCAGGAACCACGGAGTGCGCCGTGTCGCCGGATGGCCTGAATGCCGTACTCAGAACACGATGGCTCGAATCGGCACATCTTCAGTTGGCGCACCGGCCAGAATACGATCTGGTACGCCTTGATGCCGATGATGAAAATCTTCTTCACTGAATCCACAATAGCATAGATGTACCTATTCTGTCAAGGTCTCGCAATGGAATCCTTTGTGCGGTTTCTTTTGATGGCCGTGAGCAAGTTTGACAAGACTGGCGTGGTTCAATTTGTTGGATCGGCAGAATGCTCTGAGATTTGTGATTTCTTCTGTGCGTCCGGTTGGAGTTGTGATTCTCCAACGGTGTGCTTTTCGTGCTGCCATTTTCAGTTTAGCTGATTCGGAATGGAGCTTTCCCAAATGCGCCTTCGGATTTCCTGGAGGTCGAGCATCAACACAGAAATTTGTGAGCACACCATTTGGATCTAACCTTTTCCGGCCCCATTGTTGAATGAGGGTTCGCTCAAGATCGTAGGCTGCATTTTCCGTTCTACTATGTCTACGCCTACATTGATCCACGAACGGAATTGCCATTCTACATTGGCAAAGGACATGGTAACCGGGCCTACTTTCATCTTACCGAATCGAAAACTGCTACAAAAAACATTCGTAAATGGAACAAGATTGCTTCAATACGAGCGGCTGGATACGAACCTCAAGTAACAATTTTGAAAGATGGACTAACCTAGCAACTATATATGAACATCATGGCAAAAGCAGAGCCTAATTTTATGGGCAAGGACTCGTTTTTCTGGTGGATGGGTGTCGTTGAAGATCGGCGTGACCCGAAGAAACTTGGCCGGTGCCGGGTGCGTGTCCTGGGAGCGCACACAGAAAACAAGCAGTTGATTCCTACGTGTGAATTGCATTGGGCGTATCCATATCAACCACTCACCTGGAACCAAGCTATGAATGGCCTGGGACACTCACCTACCGGCCCCGCCGAAGGCACCTGGGTGTTTGGATTTTTCAAAGACAATCAAAGCTCACAAGAGCCGATCATACTTGGCACCATCGCTGGCATTCCTGAAGAAGCTCCACAGCCATGCATCGGATTCTACGATCCTGGCAAGCCATTTCATAACACCGACACATTTCCACGTAAGATCAAGTCAAGATACTACCCGAATGATGGCACTGGCGCACAAGTCGTAAACGAGACTTCGGCTTCTTTGTATCCAAGAGCTACGCATCCTTGGGGTTGTATCATCGGTGAGTCGGATGTAAATCGTCTCGCTCGTGCGGAAAACATCAGCGATACAGTCATTGGTGTCCAACAAAGACAACGTGATGATGGCCGTCCTGGACCTGAGTTTGGTGGCGTGCCGATTGCTTTCGTACATCCTACGCCGGGAAGAAAGTGGGTTGAACCGAAGTCCGCTTACAACGCTGTGTATCCGTTCAATCACGTCTATGAATCGGAATCCGGCCACATAATCGAGATTGACGATACTCCTGGTGCAGAACGTTTGCACATGGCACATCGCACGCTCACCAGAATTGAAATTGACCAGGAAGGAAACTTGGTCATCAAAATTGTTGGCAAGCGTTTTGAAGTTACGATGGAGAATTCGTTCTCTCACTATCAGAATAACCACAGCGTAACCGTCGATGGTGAATGCAACATCTACTGCCGCTCGAATGCAAACTTACAGGTTGATGGCGACTTGAATGTTCACGTTCAAGGAAATTATACGGAAAAGGTCAAGGGCGATTATCTCACAGACATTGGTGGAAGTAGGACAGTTAGGATCGCAGGTAGTGACGATCTGGAAGTTGGTGGAAGTCACACCATGAAAGCTGGCGGAAGTGAAACTCGCAATTCTGGCGGATCAATGACCGATGCTGCCGGTGGTTCTATTGTCCAATCGGCTGGCGGTTCGTTCTCCATGACGGGCGGCGGTACGCTTTCCGGCGATGCCCCGGCTGTGCATTGGAATTCCGGCTTCAGTTCGCACGCATCTCCGTCTGGACCATCAGCGCCAAGCATTCCACCGTTCCCGGCTTCGTTGGGCATGACGGAAACTCGTAGCGAAAGTTTCAGCGACCCGGTTCTGGAGCAAAAGCCAGACCCGACACCAACCATATGTCCGCAAAACGACTGTTAATGTTCATTGGTGATATGTTCGCCTGGATTCTCATCGGAATTTTCTTTGTGATTTGGTGGACGTTCCGGCGACTTGTTAAATAGGGGTATGCCACCTATTGTTCGCCTTGGTGACGTGAGCACCGGCCACGGCTGCTTTCCGTCCAGACCCAACGACTCCGCATCTCCAAACGTATTCGCAAATGGTATTCCGGTTCATCGTGTCGGAGACCATTGGGAGACTCACTGCTGCGGCCCCGCTTGCCACGATGGAGAAGAAGCTACTGGTTCTCCAAATGTCTTCGCAAACAACCTTCCCGTTGCTCGAATTGGCGACTCTGTGAACTGCGGAGATTTCGACGGCGAAGGTTCTCCAAACGTCTTTGCGAACGGCGGCTAGTATATCTCTTCCAAGTAATTGATGTCCTTAAGTTGACGCACTAAATAGGAGTGTGCCACAGAACATTTCTCACCGTTACAGTGACTTAAATCTTGCCTTTCTTCCAAATCCAGTGAAGAAAGACATCGGCATCTTATACGATTTCGATGCCGTCAAAGCCTCTGTCATGAATTTGGTCCTTACAAAGCACTACGAGCGGCCCTTTCATTCGGAGATAGGATGCAATGTGACGGCGATGTTGTTCGAGAACATTACGAGCATCACGGCCTTGAGCATTCAGAAATCGATCACCGATGTGATTCAGAACTTTGAACCAAGGGCACAGTTGCAAAGCGTAGAGGTAGAGGAAAATTATCAGGAAGACGGCTACAATGTGACGATCACGTTCTATGTCCTGAACATCACACAGGCACAGACCATTTCCTTCTTCCTCCAGAGGCTTCGATAATGAACATTGTTTATAAGCTAACGTGTACCAAAAATGGCAAGGCGTATGTTGGTGCCACAAATAATCTGAAACAACGTTTGGCAGACCATCGAAGTAGCACTAAAAGAGGATCAAAATGTCCAATCCACTGTGCGATTCGTAAGTATGGCATTGATGCATTTCTAGTTGATGTTTTGTATTCATCCGATGATCGCCAGCATGTATTCAACGTGATGGAGCCAGATTTCATCAAAAAACATCGCACATTGATTTCCGAAGGAGGGTATAACTTAACTCCAGGCGGCGATGGAATTAGAGCCTCGTATGGGCATCATCATTCAGCAGAAACAAAACGAAAAATAGGCAAAGGAAATAAGGGGAAAATTGGATGGAATCGAAACGTGCCGCTTAAGGAAGAACACAAACAAAAATTAAGTAAAGAACACAACAAGGAATATGTGGTCGAACACATTAATGGTAAGAAATGTGTAGTCACTGGGTTAAGAAATTGGTGTAAGGTGATGGGATTAAATGAACAAACACTTCGAGCGACACTATACAGGGGAAATTTTGTGACAACTGGTGCAGCAGAAGGATGGAGAGTGCAACATGCCAACTAATTCATCAAAGCTGGTTGTCTCGTATTTGGACTTTGATACAATAAAAGTGAGTCTCAGAGACTATCTTCGCAGTCAGACTATTTTTCAGGATTATGATTTTGATGGTGCAGGATTAAGTGTACTATTAGACATACTTGCTTACAATACACACTACTCAGCGTTCTACATGAATATGATTGCGAACGAATGCTTTTTAGATTCGGCCAATCTCCGATCCTCTGTAGTTTCGCTGGCAAAGATGGTGAACTACACTCCACGCTCAGTCACGTCCGCACAGGCGCAAGTGAGCATCGTGATTACACCGAATGACAATGCGGCTTCAGCGGTCATTGAAGAGAATTCAACATTTTCTTCCAACGTCGATGGCACAGTCTACACCTTCATTACTAATCAGGCATATGGAGCTACGATTCAGAATGGCGTTTTCACATTCCCGAATGTCACGTTGTTGGAAGGTGTTCCGTACACTTACAGAATCACGGTTGACTCGACAATTCCAAATCAAAGATTCCTGTTGCCGAATCCAAATATCGACACCAGCCAGCTTGTAGTCCGGGTCCAGCAGTCACAGACCAATACAACGTTGACTAGCTTTTCTTTGGCCGACAATCTTCTTGAACTGACAGCAACCACGAATGCATATTTCTTACAGGAAGTTGAGAACCAACAATTTGAAATTAAGTTTGGTGATGGAGTCATTGGCAGCGCCTTGATTGATGGAAACATCGTCATTGTGGATTACGTCATTTCGGACGGTCCAGCGGCGAATGGTGCTTCATCTTTCACTCCTACAGTTCCGTTGGCTGGCTACCCGGCGAACCTCACGGCGGTCACAACCTTGGTGAGTGCGGCTGGTGGTCTAGTTGCTGAGACTACAGATGAAATTCGTTTCTCCGCACCGAAAAATTTTGAGACACAGAAGAGAGCAGTCACAGCGGCGGATTACGTCCTACAAGTCACAGAACAATACTCGAATGCAGATTCAGTAACGGTATGGGGCGGCGAAGACAACGTTCCACCGCAGTACGGAAAGGTTTTCATTTCGATCAAGCCGGTGGATGGTTTCGTCATCACAGAAGAAGCAAAGTCTTTGGTGCTTGGGAATTTGATTCGTCCACTCAACATCGTGTCAGTCATCCCGGAGTTTATCGACCCCGACTACACCTTCATCAATGTCAATTGCACGGTGAAGTACGTCCCGGCGAATACTTTCAAGACGGAAGGCGACATCAAGAGCGCCGCTTACAATGCTATCGTGAATTACGCATCTTTGAATTTGGACAAGTTTGATCTTGAGTTTCGTTATTCCAAGCTCTTGTCGGCAATTGATGGCAGCGACGTGAGTATCACCAATAACTTGACAACGATCCAGATCAAGAAAATTTTTGCGCCGACGTTGAATGTGATTACGAACTACACTCTGAATTACTACAACCCGGTTGTCCCTGGAACACTTACTTCGACCAATTTTATTGTGGTGCAAGATCCTAAGTTGCTGCTTCCGTATGTGAACGGAAATACGTATACGTTCAAAGATGATAGCAATGGCAATATTCAGTTGATTCAGCACGGTATTGGTACTCCTGATGCCGTCGTGCGTGCGTCCTGCGGTACAGTCAATTACCTGACAGGCACAATCATAATTCAGGAGTTCATTCCGTATTCCGCCGATGTAAATGGCAACGTGACTATTACTATGACTCCACAGCAGAATGATATCATCCCGGTTCGTAACAATATTTTGTTCATCAACCCGGCAGACATTTCAGTTACGGTTTTGGCTAATGCATAAGGGGTTGTAAAAGGATGCCGACGATTCCAAAAGTACCAAGAACAATCTCGCAGATTATTCCATCACAACTTCCTGACTTTGTTCAGGATGATTACCCGATGTTTGTTTCGTTTCTGAAAGCCTATTATGAGTGGCTGGAAACGTTTGGAACGCAGGTATGGACCGGGAAAGTTGTCGGCACTTCTATCAACACTGTTACGCTGACCAATGCGACACGAGTGGCAGCGCAAAACGCCGTTGCCCAAGCATCAGCACCAATTGCAACGACTGTCGATCAAGTTGCGACTTATCTGAATGCTTACAAGAACATGTTCATCGTGTGTCTGAACGGCCCCGCAAAGGGTCATACTCACAAGATCGCAGCATATGATCCTACGACCTGGACGGTCACTCTGTTCGATACGTTCGACCCAAATAACATCCCGCCGCCCAATACATTGATGGAAATTCGGGATTCGTACAGTCCTGAGAAATTGCTTGAGTACAGAGACATCGACTATACGTTAGATCGGTTCATCCAATATTTCCGTGATGAATTCATGTACTTGATCCCTGGCAACATCCTGGTGAACCCACGGGAAATTCTCAAGCACATCAAAGAGTTCTATCAAGCCAAAGGTACCGAAAATTCGTTCCGCTTCATCTTCCGTTGCCTTTTCGGTGAAGAAATTGAGTTCTACTACCCGAAGGTTGACCTACTTCGTGCATCTGATGCTATCTGGTCCGTCCAGAATGTGATGAAGATGACGACAACTGGCCTGACATTCGACTATTTGAATCGAGTGTTGACAGGTGTGGCATCCGGTGCAACCGCCAGCGTAGAATCAGTCACACAACAGGTACTTCCGCAAGGTACAATTTCGACGCTGACCCTTTCCAATATCAATGGGCAGTTTCAGATGGACCCGGCCACTGGTTTACCAGAACAAGTGAAGATCTCGTACAACGTTCCACCGCCGCCGCAGACTGATTTGGGTTCTGTGACCGACTTGTTGGAAGCGTACACACAGCTTCGCTACGAGTCTACGTACCAGCTTTTGCAGCAGCTTTTGATCTCTGAACCAGGAGACAACTATCAGGTTGGAGAGACGATCACAATCAGTGGCGGTGGAGAACTTACACCAGCTACGGCTGTTATCACATCTATCTTCCAGACATACTACACAGGCAGTTGCAGCATTCCACCGTCTGTGTACTACCTAGAGCCTTATTTCGGACCAGCGACGACTCCGATCAATGCAGATGGCAATCCGATGGATGATGCTGTCTGTATTCCTGGCATGTATTTTTGGGCTGATGTACACTCCACATACACCGATGCTGACTTACTGAATCCAAATCAAGTCATGTTGTCCAGCAATGAAGTTTCGACAGACAACTTCTTTGTCGGTGATGAAATTTCATTTGTGGGTGGAACCGGAGTTGGAGAACGTGGCCTCATCGTATCTTACAATGGAACAACAAAGGTTGCCACGGTAGCAGCACCATTCCCGGTGGCTCCAGACGGCACGACGCAATATTCTATCACACACATCAAAGGTGGTATCAAATCGGTAGCCATCATTGATTTCGGTCTTGGGTTTGTAAGCACACCGACAGTCACCATCAATACTGTGGATGGTTCTGGCGCAGTCCTGCCGCCGAATTTGGGCATTGTAGCGCAGACAGCCGGTCAATGGTTGCCGGGGCGTCCGGGTGGCGTGGGCGGCTTCCCTACGACTACAGACAGCTTATTGGACTCGAATAAAGTCATCCAAGACTCGTACTACTGGCAAGATTTCTCATATGATCTTCAAGTAGGTCAAACCATCGACAAGTATCGTGATGCAGTGAAGGCTTTGCTGCACCCGGCTGGCCTGAAGATGTTCGGTTCTGTGGTGCTGTATTCCAAGCCACAGACGAACTTCCTTGAAGTCATCCGGCAGAATATCATTGAGCTTGATGCATTGATTATCGACACCAAACTCAAGGTATTTGAAGAGCGCATCTTCCATACGATGCATTTCAACACGATTGATCCACCAGTTATCGGAATGAAGAACAAGGACTTCGATTCGATGAAGTTCATTGCATTCCCGCCTAACGTGGAGTGGGACACGCTGTATCCGTATCCAAATGAGAACTACTGGACACCTACCGGGCCGGGTAACACACAGATCCAGAATTTGATGAACCGGACGATTGGTTCCTTTGTGAACTTCCCGGACCAGCGCACCAAAATTTCACCAGACGCAAACATTCAGATTCAGAACAACTACTCGTATTCCCTAGTCGGACCTGTCGGCCAGAGTAGAGCGGCCATCTCACAATTTCGTTTCGTTGGCTTCCCACCATTCGAGGGATTTGATGAAAGCTATCCAAATCCGAATGAGAACTATTGGTCAACCGGCTTCGGCAATACCCAAATTGCGAATCTGAAAGACATTGTTCTTTCTGACCTGATCGTGTCGCCAGAGACCAAGCATTCCAATATCTGCGTGGATAGTGATTTCACAATCTACGTTCCAGGCACCATTCCTCGAATTGGAGAAATGGTTGAATACAACTTCCTAGAAGGCATCGACCCGCAGATTGTCTACAACGTCTCTCCAAATTCCATTGGAGAATATGATGGCGTTCTTGGCAATACCATCTTGGTTGAAACCATCGACGGAACGTGGGTCTCCGTTGGCGTGCAACTTGACTCTTCACAAAATGAAATTGTCAATGCTACCGGCGTGCCATTGAACTTGTCTGAATGCACGGTGCTTGTCGTCGCAGTATGCCCTGATGTTTCTTCTGACATGTCCATTGTCAATTGTATCAATTCGACCTCCGACAATGGTTTTTCTGTTGATGTCCGGGCGGGCGGCGGGGTTTCGTTCAGAGTCCAGTACAATAGTGTTGCTAAAACAGCATCTTTCCCACCAGGAACTATCATAGACAACAACTATTTCATGACAGTTCTGCGGTTCAACAAAGGAACGTTGAGTGGAAATGTAAGCAACAGTCGAGCAATATCGGTCACGTTCCCGAATTATCCAGCAGCGCCAGTCGCCAATACTTCCGGCTGGTACTTTGGAAAGCCAACGGTTGATTATACTGAAAACGCACAAACACCTTCTCTCTTTTCCAAATCGTTGTTTGGCACGAGTGACTTCAAACAAGCGGCTGTGTCCGGGTCGCCGGTTTCGGTGGGATACCTGGATGGCACATTAGTGTACGCCATCTTCTATGACCGTGCGCTCTTTGATTTTGAAATCGACTCTGTGTATGAAGCTCTTCGTGTGATGTTGGAAGACGAAAGAGGAATCTCTCTTCACAATACGACCCCGAAGATTCTACTTGGCAACGCTCGTATTCTACGGAGAAGAGAACAACAGACTATTGGTGGTGCTTATTGGATCGTCAAGAGAAAGACTCAAACTGGTGTGTCTCGTATTCGGAGAACCAGAACATACAGCCAAGTTGGTATCGCCCGTATCTACGCAACATCGCATCAGTATCAGTTCGGCACATTCGCAGTACGTGGCGGCGGAACCAAGACGCAAACTGGTATTTCCAGAATCCAGCTTATCACGAACCGTCCGCAGACTGGTGTAACTCGTATCCAGGCAACGACGAAGAGACTACAATACGGCACGACTGCTCTTATCATCTCTAGCACACAGACGCAAGCCGGTGTGTCCAGAATCGAGCTTATCACGAATCAAATTCAGGCTGGTGTCTCAAGAATCCGCATCACCACACAGCGGACTCAGGCTGGCATTTCAAGATTCTGGTACCAAACCAATCGCACTCAGAATGGTGTATCGAGAATTCGGGTAACCACTCCACAGACGCTTAATGGAAATTCTGCAATTCGAGGCTTTGCAGTTCAAGTTCAGCAAGGCAAATCCAGATTCCAACGGACATCAACCAAAACACAAACTGGTGTCTCGAATCTTGTAACATTAACCACACGGACACAGATGGGCGTATCCCATATCACCTAAAAAACTGTGCCTAAATAGATTACGGAGAATACAATGGCTGCAATAGTCACAACAAACATGAGGGTGTACGCCGCAAGTCAGTTCATCAACGGCTTTTCCACCCCAGGACAAAATCTTTACCTTTTCATTGGACGCACATTGCCTTGGGATCAAGGAGCTTTTCCTTACGCTGGTAGCAACGACAACTCGCCGCCGACTCCGATTGATTGTGAGCATGAAGAAGGCGCTGCATTCCGTGACATGATGTCTGCCAAGCTCATTTCTCCAAGCACGGTCAGCCTCGTTGTCCCACGCAATGATTGGACCACTGGTACGGTCTATACGCAATACAGCAATTCTATCGACTTGTTCGATCCTTCGGGCGGGCTACCTCCATTTTTCGTCATCACCGATGCGTTGAATGTCTACAAATGCCTTAATAACAATGGTGGTGTAGCATCGACGGTAAAGCCTACGGGCACGACTACAAGCATCGTGACAAGCGCAGATGGATACCAATGGAAGTACATGTACACTGTCAACTCCGCTGCCGTTCTGAACTTTGTGACTAACGAATGGTTCCCGGTGCAGACTTTGACAACGAATGATGGCTCTTCGCAATGGCTCGTTCAGCAAGCAGCAGTTCCAGGCACGATTGATCGTATCGACATGGTAAGCATTGGTTCTCAATATACGGTCACACCTACAGTAACAGTTGTGGGTGATGGAAGTGGCGCAACCGCAGCCCCGGTTATTAGTGCCGGAAACATTACATCCATCGTCGTCACAAGTTCTGGATCGGGTTATACTTGGGCCAACATTGTGATTACTGGCGGCGGTGTAGGTGCGAATGGTGCGGTAGCGACGGCTGTCATTTCTCCGTTCGCAGGGCATGGAGCAGATCCGGTTTCGGAATTGGGCGGCTTCTTTGTTTTGATCGACACAAAGCTAACCTATGATGAGAATGGAACGTTCACGGTCAACAATGATTATCGTCGTGTTGGCATTTTGAAAAATCCTTTGCTGAACGATGGTGTCACAACTGCCGTCGCATTGGATTACGATCAGATGTGGCGTCTAAGTTTTGGAACGGTAAGCGGTGCCACATTCCTTGGAGACGAGACGGTTACAGGAAGCATTAGCGGCGCAACAGGAATTGTGGTTGACTATGACTCCGAAGGATTGAATCCTGCCGGTCCTGGCCCGACATTGAGATTGGCCGAAGTGGTCGATACCTTTATTCCTGGCGAAACTGTAGTTGGATCGGAAGCCAGTGGTGTTCTTTTGACTACAACGGGAACGGCTACTGGTGGAACGACCACGACAATTGTTCTTCCAAATTCGGCGTCAGCAGCTTCGGGCGCATACGTAGGACAGACAATTTTGATTAGTGGCGGCGTGGGTTCAGGCCAGAAAAGCATCATTACTGGCTATGTCGGAACGAACAGAACAGCCACGGTGAACACACCTTGGACGATTACGCCGAATGGTACGAGCATATACATGATTGCAAGTATCATCGCTCCTGATTTGGCTCCGTATGTGGGCGAGGTTGTCTATTTGGAAAATCGCCGCCCGATTGCCCGTTCAAGCGATCAAGTAGAGGATGTTAAAATCGTCGTAGAATTTTGAAAACAAAGAACTTAAATGAATTAAAAATTGTGGGGTGGTGACTTGAAGATTGTGGATAAATAGCAGTATGATAGTATAC